CTACGAGCTCAAAAAAAAGAGATACAAAAACAAATCTCCGCAAGAGCTCAATTAAGAAAAAGAAGTAAAGATAGTATTGCCAGACCAAAGGCAAAGAAAAATCTTTTTTCTAATGATCCTCGTTTACAAGGGATTTAGTTGTATAAATAAATATACCACACCAAGAAAAGGTGCCTCACCTCCACACATAGGCACCTTTTCACTCACACAACAACAAAGGAATTTTGGTACAGACAAGTTGAATCGAACAACTGACTTCTGAGCCACATTCAGGCGTTTTACCACTAAACTATGTCTGCTCGTCTATCTATGATAGATAGCAAAAGAGTCAGCATAAGCCATATGGCAAAAAGAAGAAACTCGTCTATAGCCAGGTTTTGATTTACCTCTATATCTAATTCTTAAAGGTTTTACTTTTTTAGAAAACTCTTTAAAGAAAGATAGGTACTTCATAGGTATACCCTTAGCTATACTAAACTCATTTGGATGAGATATGTATTGCTTAGCAATTTTATTACCTACATCTTTGAGTTCTTTATATCTTTCTGTATTCATAATTTTATCAGCGTATAACATAGTTCTCCTATTTTAAATACAATGGGCCAGTCCATTGAATATTATAATTACCAGTTAATACATTACCTCTAGCAGAGTTTAAAGCAGGGGCATTATAGCCAGCCGCTTTTAATATATCACCTTTTTTAAAATGTTTAAAGTCTTCTTTTACAATAAAAGCAAATACACCAGTATCTTGTACAATCTTTATGTACTTTTTACCCATACTTACTTTTGTTTTATTATCCCAATTATCAACTTGTTCTTTAGAATAACCAGTTAACTCTCTTTTACCATAACCAGTTGACATATTTTTATAATCTTCTTTGGCACCAGCCATCATATTAGCGATACCCTCATATAAATTTTCTGCTGTTTTATTTACTAATGTCATTATTTTGCCTCCGAGTATAAGATTTGAGAGTATAACGCTAAACCATAACTAGCAATACCCAATAAGGCCATTTGACCACATAATAACCAATCGTTATTCATTGGAATACCGTTGTATCCGCCATCAATAGCGCCAACAGCACCTACCATACACAAAGTACCAACGGTAGCCATTGTGATAGTCATATATTCATAAAACTTTTTCATAGTGTTTCCTTTTGTTAGTGTTTTATTTGTCATTACTCGTATAATATACCACAGATTCGCAAAGAAATCAAGCGAAAAAAGCACTTTTTTTCACTTTTTTTTCAAAATGTTCTCTTTTTGTTCGCTTTTTTAGCGCTTTTTTTGACTAATAAATAGATATAAAAAGGAAAATTATGAATTATTGTCAAAATTGTGGTCATAAAAGTCATTGTGGCGAAACTTGTTTACAAAATTACGGCGAATCAGAGAAAACCGTATGTTGTAATTACTGCCGTTGTGAATTAGATGATAAAAAAACAGAAAATACAGGATTTTTAGACATTGATTCGTTTAACGGAGCATAAAAATGGCAAAAATGAGAATATTTAAGTTTTGGAATGAAAATGGTGATGAAAAAGAGAAAGAATCGCTAAGTTTAAAGAAGGCCGTAATGTCGGTACAAGGCGATTACAAAGATAAAATGATTAGTGTAGAATATATCACTAAAAAAGGCAAAAAAATTGCTCAATCTGTCAAAATCCCAATGGGAAGAAAAATTAGACAATCACTTTTACAAGAGCAGAGAAGATTAGCGAAAAAAGCAGCGATAGAGGCTAGAAGATAATGGCAAAAATGGCTAAAAACTATGTTGCTCATCAAAGTATACCAAAAAAGACTTCTCAAGCGTCTAAAAAACGTAAATGTAAAATGAGTTCTATGAACAAACATAAAAAAAGAAGTCTAAAATTTTATAACGGTCAAGGAAGATAATGCCAGCAGCTTGTAGAAAAGGCGATAGTTTATCAACAGGTCATATTTGTGTAAGCACAACCACATTAACAACACCTGCTCAATCTACCGTATTTGCTAATAGTTTACTAATGGCAAGAATAACAGATAAAACGGTACCTCACCCTTTTCCACCAAACCCTCCTTGTGCTAATCACGTGGCACAGGTAAACGCTGGTTCTTCAACGGTATTTGTAGAGGGTAAGGCATTAGCAAGAATAGGCGATAGTGCTGACGCTGGAGCAATGACTTCAGGTTCTTCTAACGTATTCTCTGGATAGACTTATAAATATTAAGCGATATGGCAAACTATGACGCTTCACAAACGAATAAAAGTAATAAAAGTGTAAGGACTTTTAAAGACTTAAATTTAGATTTCGCTAGAAATACGGTTACAAATGATGTTGTTAAGATTGAAGATGTTGAGGCCATAAAGAGAAGTGTTAGAAATTTAGTTAACACTAATTTTTATGAGAGGCCTTTTCATCCAGAGTTAGGTTGTGGTGTAAGAGACTTATTATTTGAACCATTTACACCAGTTACTAGTATTTTTATTAGAAGAAAAGTTGAAGAAGTAATTACAAACTATGAGCCTAGAGCAAGATTAGATCAGGTAATCGTAACAGAAAGTCCTGATAGAAATGCTATCGAAGTAAGAGTGGTTTTCTATTGTATGAACATAGCAAATCCTGTTACGGTATTAACAACTTTACAGAGAATAAGATAATATGGCTTCAAACAAATTAACGGTATCAGATTTAGATTTTGATAATGTAAAAAGTAATTTAAAAACATTTTTACAAAGTCAATCAGAGTTTCAGGATTATGATTTTGAAGGTTCTGGTTTTGCTGTTCTACTAGACCTTTTAGCTTACAACACACACTATCTAGGTTTCAATGCTAATATGTTAGCAAACGAAATGTATTTAGATTCTGCCGACATAAGAAAAAATATTGTGTCGTTAGCTAAAATGTTAGGCTATACGCCAACATCAGCAAAAGCACCAACAGCAAATATTGATATTACAATTAATAACGGATCAGGTGCTACGGTTACTATGGCCAAAGGCACGGTGTTTACATCAACTATTAGTGGTACTTCATATCAATTTGTTACAAATGCTGAAACAACAATATCACCACTTGAAGGTGTTTACAAATTTTCTAGTGTGCCAATTTTTGAAGGTACTTTAACAACTTTTAAATATACGGTTGATAGTACCGATCCTGACCAAAAATTTTTAATACCAAATGTTAACGCTGATACAACAACATTAAAAGTTACAATACAAAATTCTTCTAGCGATACAACAACACAAGTTTATACAAAAGCGACAGGTGTTGTTGGTCTAACTTCAACATCTAAAGTTTACTTTTTACAAGAAAGTGATGAAGGTAAATTTGAAGTTTATTTTGGTGACGGTGTTGTAGGTAAATCTTTAGATGATGGTAATATTGTAATTTTAGAATATGTTGTTACAAATAAAACAGCAGCTAATGGTGCTTCTAGTTTTGCTTTATCAGGTGCTATTGGTGGTTTCTCAAATGTTTCTATTGTAACTACTTCAAATGCTCAAGGTGGTTCAGAACCACAAACAAAAGAGTCAATAAGATTTAATGCTCCTTTACAATACTCTGCTCAAGATAGAGCCGTTACGACAAGTGATTATGAGACAAAAGTTTTAGAGTTATATCCAAATGCTCAGGCCGTTTCAGCTTGGGGTGGTGAAGATGAAGAAACACCAATTTACGGAACGGTAAAAATTTCTATTAAAGCAGCCTCTGGCTCTACTTTAACAAATGCTACAAAGTTAGATTTGGTAACGCAATTAAAAAAATTCAATGTCGCTTCAGTTGTGCCAGAAATTGTTGATCCAGAAACAACATCTATTTTATTAACTAGTAATGTTAAATATGATAGTAATGCTACAACAAAAACATCTGATACTTTAAAATCAAATATTATAACTACTTTAACAAATTTTAATACAAATAATTTACAAAAATTTGATAGTGTTTTTAGATATTCAAAAGTATCAAAAGCAATTGATGATACTGACACATCAATATTGTCAAACATAACAACATTAAAAATTAGAAAAGAATTTACGCCTACGTTAAATAGTTCAACTCTATATAATATTTACTTTAGAAATGCTTTATACAACCCTCACAATGAACACAACAAAGCTGGTGGTGGTATTTTAGAATCAACAGGTTTTAAAGTAGATGGTGATACAACAAATGAAATGTTTTTAGATGATGATGGAGCAGGTAATGTTAGAAGATATTACATAGTTTCTGGTGTTAGAACATATGCTAATAATACACAAGGTACAATAAATTATTCAACTGGTCAAGTTACTCTAAACTCATTAAATATAGCTTCAATATCAAATATTAGAGGCTCTGCTTCAACCGTGATTGAGTTAACGGTAAAACCTGATTCAAATGATGTTGTGCCTGTAAGAAATCAAATATTAGAAATTGATACTGCTAATTCATCAATTACGGTAACTGCTGACTCGTTTGTTGGAGGTTCTGCTGACGCTGGCGTAGGATATACAACAACAAGTAGTTACTAATGGCCTCATTTAAAGATAAAATATCCTTACTTATAGAGAAACAGGCTCCCGAGTTTGTTTTATCTGACCACCCTAAATTTTTAGAGTTTGTAAAAACTTATTACACATTTATGGAATCGGCTGAGTTGGCTGTTACGAGTATTGAATCAACAGATGGTGTTAGATTAGAAACAGAAACAGCACAGGAAAATAATTTAGTGTTAGACGCTTCTCGTTTAGACACAGATAGAACACAACTAGACGCTGGTGATAAAATTATTTTAGAAGATTCATCTTTTGGTAAATTTACTAGAGGTGAAACTATTACAGGCGCTAGTTCAGGTGCTACAACAACGGTTTTAGCTGAAGATTTAACTAATAACAGATTGTTTATATCAGCACAAGATAAATTTGTTATGAACGAAATCGTAACAGGTAATACTTCAGGTGCTCAAGCAGTTATTAATAATTACAAACCTAATCCTGTCACAAACATACAAGAGTTATTAAACTTCCGTGATCCTGACAAAGCCATATCAAACTTTTTAACAAAATTTAGAAATGAGTTTTTAAATACTTTACCAGAAACATTAGCAACAGGTTTAAATAAAAGAAATTTAATTAAAAATGTAAAAACACTTTATAGAACAAAAGGTACAAGTAGAGGCCACGAGTTATTTTTTAGATTATTATTTAATGAAACTTCAGAAACATTTTATCCTAGAGAACAAATGTTAAGAGCCTCTGATGGTCAGTTTGATACTAAAAAAATATTAAGAGCAATTCAATCAACTGGTCAATTAACAACAGGTGACACGGCAGATTTAATTGGTAGAACAATAACAGGTGAAACTTCAGACGCAACAGCAATTGTAGAAAACGTATTTAAGTTTCAAATTGGTGAAAATTTAGTTTCTGAATTTATTTTAAATGAAGATACTATTTCAGGTACTTTTCAAACAGACGAAGTAATTAGAGGTACAGAAACAGATGAATCTGATGTATTCGTTAAGGCTACCGTTACAGGTATACCGAATATAATATCAATTACAAATGATGGCTCTCTATACACAAGTGGCGAAGCTCTAGGCATTTCGGGTGGTGGATCAGGTGCCTCAATTAATATAGATGATGTTGGTGGTGGACCTATTACACAAGTTTTTGTAGATAGCGTTGGCTCAGGTTATGAAATTGGTGATGATTTAGTTTTTACAAATACAGGTACAGGTGGTGGCTCTGCTCAGGCAAAAGTTTCACTCGTAAATGGTGGTATTGTTGCTGAGGCAGGAACAAGTGATATGACAGAGGGCGAAGATCATTTAATTTTAGAAAATGAAACACAAAGAGGTGATCCTTACACAGGTAATAAAATTGTACAAGAATCTGGATCAGGTTCAGGTGACATAACAGATATTAGAATTATAAATGGCGGAAATAATTTTCGTTCATTACCTACAGCTACCGTTTCAGAAAGTAGTGGTGGTTCAGGCGCCTCTGTAAAACTTTTTGGACCAGAAATTGGTAGAGTTCAATCACTAAAGATTATTGAATCAGGTGCTGAACATCAACAATCACCATCGCCACCTACTTTATCAATGAGATCAAAACTTGTTGTAACAGGTGTATCAGGTACTTTTGTTACTACTGATACCGTCACAGGCATTAGTGATGACGGTTCAACTACCGTTTCAGGCACTTTTGTATCTTTAGATAGTGATAGAGGTTTGATGACTTTAAGTGATGTCACAGGTAATTTTGGTGAGGGTGTAACTATTACAGGATCAGGTTCAGAGGCAACTGCTACCGTTAGAGCAGGTACTTTAGCCACAGCCACAACAACGGTATCAGCTGTAGCGACAACTTCAGGAACATTTTTAAATGAAGATGGTCATATTTCAGAAACTACAATGAGAATACAAGATAGTTTATATTACCAAGATTACTCATATGTAATAAAAGTTGGTAGATCAATTGCTGACTGGAGAGATAGTTTTAAAAAGACAATGCACGGTGCTGGTTTTTACTTTACAGGTCAAGTAAACATTGCTACAAGAGTAGATAATAAAATAAGAAGCTTTACAGGTATTAATTCTAGTATTGACTATGATGGCGTGGCACTAATAATCAACACATTATTTTCTACAATATTTGGTAGAAGACTAGGAACAGAATCAGATGGCACATCATTAAGAGCTAGTCCACAGGCTGGCGTTGATCCAGACTTTAATGATAGCACAACTGAACACTTTACTACAAATACAAGAGACGTAACATTAAAACAAAGAATTACTTTAAAATTTGATACTGCTCAGAAACATACAATTAGAGAAAACTCTACTAGATTTGGTGTTGCCGTTGCTGGCCCTCGTATGAGAAGTATTAACAAATATTGGTATTTGTATAGTGGAAGTGACTTTCCACAAACAGGAGCTGTTGGTGCTGATAGTACAACAACATCATATATACAACCAATGACACTAGCAGACTGGAATCAACATAGAGTAATAGCAACTAATTTAGATAGTGTTGATGGCACTATTGTACAATTCGGAGAGATAAACACACCGACACTAAAGACTTATTTAGCTTTTCCATCGGAAATTACAATAAGCTATAGTTAACAGGTATAAATATAAATAGATTAAAGAGGAATTTATGGCAGCAATAATAACAAACAAATTTAGAATCCACAACCAAGAGCAATTTGTGGAATCTTTTTCAGAATCTTCAGCAAATGTCTATTATTTGGGCATAGGAAGACCACAAGCATTCGCAACACAAACAAGAGGCGACAGCCGTACAGAGGCACAAGGCTCTGATACTGCTCCACCTACACCAATTGATTCAGTTTATGAAGAATTTAATACTTTTAACGATTTATTAGCTGCTAAAAAAGTTACAAGTTCAGATATTTCTATCGCAATACCAAGAAGAAATTGGACAACAGGTACGGTTTATGATTATTACAGACACGATTATGGTCATTTTGTAACTGGTTCATCTTCAAGTGTTCAAACAGCAAATAGTGGTGCTACAACTTTATTTGATTCTAACTTTTATGTAGTAACAGATGATTTTAATGTTTACAAATGTTTAGATAATAATAGTGACGCTGCTTCAACGGTAAAACCATCAGGCACATCTACATCTATTTTATCAACTGGAGACGGTTACAAGTGGAAATATATGTACACACTATCTGCTTCACAACAAACAAATTTCTTATCAACTGATTTTATGGCAGTTGCTACAGACTCAACTGTATCAGCAGCCGCTGTAGATGGTGCTGTTAATGTTGTTAAAATTAAAACTGCTGGTTCAGGTGGTACAAATGGTACACACACAGGTGTTGCTATTAGAGGTGATGGATCAAGTGGTGTCGCTTCGGTAACAGTTGCTGGTGGTGCTGTAACAGCAGTTACGGTAACAACGCCAGGAACAGGATATACTTTTGCTTACATTAGAAATGCTGATATTGTATCAGCAGGTGCTACAGGTTTGTCAGGTTCAGAGTTAGATGTAATTATTGAACCAAAAGGTGGCCACGGCGCAAATGCTATTGAAGAATTAGGTGGTTTTTTTGTAATGATGAATACAAACTTTGAAGCTTCAGAATCTTCAAACACAGGTGATTTTACAACAGCAAACGATTTTAGAAAAGTAGTTTTAATGAGAGATATTGAATCAGGCGGTTCAGCTGCTAGTGCTACTACATTAAGAGGCACAAAAGCAGTATTAGTGACTTCACCATCAGGAACATTTACAGCAGATGAAGAAATAAATCAAGCTTCAACTGGTGCTGTAGGTAAAGTTGTTGAATGGGATAGTTCAAACAATATTTTATATTACATACAAACAAGATTTAATGATGAGGGTGTTGATAGTAATGGTAACTTAACAGCCTTTTCAGGAGCAAATGCTAT